CGTGCGGAATTCGCCATGGATCAAAGCACCGCTGGAAGAACTGCGGAACCACGAGACGCGGGAGATCATTTGCGCGTGCTCGGTGCAGAGTGCGAAGACCGCCCTGGCCGAGGGTGCCATGCTCTACCTGATCGCGGAGGAAGGCGGTGACATGTGTCTCTACCTCCAGACCGACGAGCACGCTGACGAGTTCTTGGACACCCGGTTCAAGCACAGGATTCTCGACTGCAAGCCAGTCCGGGCGATGCTCAACAAAGGAGACAAGAGCATCCAGAAGCGGACGGTGGCATTCGCGCACATGACCCAGTACGTGATGGGGGCGAGCAACATCCACAACCTCCAGTCAAAGGCCGCACGCTACGTGATCGGGGACGAAGCCGCATATTGGACGCATGGCCACATCGACGAGTCACGCAAGCGAACGACATCGTTCGATGCGCGCAACTCCAAGCGGATTTACGTCAGCACGCCGATGAACAACAGCGGTGAGTTCTACGAGAGCTTTACCGCTGGGTCATGCAGCGAGTGGCACGTCGCCTGTCCTGCCTGCGGTGAGAAATGGCCGATGGTCCTCGGGCAGCTCAAGTGGGACGGTGAAGGTGCCAAGCTGGCCGACGGCAAATACGACCTCGCTCGGATCAAAAACACGGTCAGATACGAGTGCCCAGCGTGCAAGGTCCACCTCAAGGACGAACCGCAGGTGCGCCGGCAGATCGCGAACAGCGGATTTTACGAGGATCAAAACTCCGCACCAGACCCGCGTGTTAAATCCTACCACTGGAACGCTTTGACCGTGCCATGGGTGGCGTGGGACACAATAGCCAGCGAGTTTCTCAAGGCCGAACACGCACGGAAGCTGGGTGATTATTCACCTCTCGCAGAGTTTGTACGCAAGCGGCTGGGTGAATTCTGGGACATGCGCGAATTTCAGTCCGAGGAGGTCAATTTGTCGGGTGGATTCGCCATGGAAGAGCCGTGGGACCAAGAATACCGGCGTTACATGACGGTCGATGTGCAGCGTGACTATTTCCGCGTCATCATCCGGATGTGGGCGCAAAATGGAGAATCTCGACTGTTTTACGCGGGTGAGCTGCACACTTGGGCTCAACTGCGTGATTTACAGAAGAAATACGAGGTCACCGACAGGCGCGTGTTTGTCGATTGCGGTTTCGAGCGGTATCAAGGTGAGGTGTACAGGCAATGTGCGGCCAATGATTGGTTTGCGCTCAAGGGAGACAAGGCGCAATTCTTCACTTGGACACTTATGGATAAGAGGACAGGTCGCAGCCGGTCAGTTAAACGTCCTTATTCGCAGATCCAGCACGTCGATTCGGGTGTGGGGCTTGCAAGATCCAAGGTGCGCAACGCTCGACAGGCCGACTTGTGCGACCGCATCGTCTGGAGCAGCGACTACATCAAGCTGGTGCTGCATCGGCTCCGCTCCGGCCAAGGCGCATCATGGCAGATCGCGCACAATGCGCCGAAATGGTACTTTAAGGAGATCCAGAACGAGGTGTTTGTCACCGAGAAGGACAAGCGGACTGGCAAAAACAAGACGTTCTTCAAAAAGCTTGGCGAGAACCACTCTTTCGACGCGGAAGCGATGCAGGTTCTGGCCGCCTGCATCGAAAAGATCATCGGACAGGCCGAAATCATCACAAACGAGGCAGAGTCTGTCAACGCTTGACAGGCTGGATGACTTTATGGGCGGCCCTTCAATTTTACGATACGCATCGCTTCAGTATTGCGAGACGCTTTATGAGCAGTGTCTTGCGGCGCTGGCTGATGGTCAGGGTACCATGGTCATTTCGACATCGGGCGGCGGTGAGTCTGAAACTCGATCCAGCGGCAATGATGGAGGTATCCCGGTCATGAACCTGATGCGAGCGACCATGCGGAGGATGCACCAGCTCGACCCGGTGAAGTATCCGGCCATCTCGAACCGCCTCAAGGCAGACTTTAGTACACTCGTTTTATGACCTACCTCGAATCAATGATCCGCGCAGTAAACCCCAAGCTCGCCTTGGAGCGCGCGCGTGCGAAAGCGGCTCTCGATGTCGGCGAAAGGGTGGGATTCTGGCGAGTCGGTGCGCAGTCATCGACAAACCGCAAGGCTAGCGGCCAGACGCTCGACCAGCCGGATTCATCGCGAAATCACACAGATCGGGTCACTTTGATCCGCGAAGCTCGCTGGCTGGAAGAAAACAGCAGCGTGGTGAAGTCTATTCTGCGGAAATACAGAACCTTTTCGGTGGGACGGCTCCAGTACGTCGCGCGCACGAGCAATGAGGCAGTCAACAAGCAGATTGGAGCATACGTTGAAAGGTGGATGGCCAACGCAGATGCTAGTCAGCGGCACCATTTTCGCACGCTGGCGGGTCTCGGCGTGACCAGCATGAAGCGTGACGGTGACATCGGCTTTATCGTGCTGGAAGAGCCGATGACACCGCTGGAACAGATGATGATGGTATCTCCCATCCGCATCCAAGCCATCGAGGCAGACCGGATCGGTTCAATCGTGAACCGTGAAGGGCTCGACACGCGACCATTCAAACCGTTAAAGAAGAACGAACAGGACTTTTCCGGTGTCGTCGTCAATGGTGCGGGCAAGCCGATCCGATACCGCATTTACAACCGCAGTCGGACCGGTGAGATGATGACGCCGGCGCTTGAAGTGCCAGCGCAGGACTTCCTGCACCTGTTCGATCCGACGCGGCTCGACTCATATCGTGGCTTCTCCGTGTTCGATGCGGCGGTGACCGACATCAAAGATCTGATGGAGATTCTGGCGTGCGAGAAGATGTCGGTGAAGATGTTGTCGAGCATCTCCGGCGTGGTCAACAACTCGGACGGGTCAGCGGATCAGGACGTATCGCTGGACATCTCGCACGATTACAACCCGGATGCGGATCGCCTGAAGAAAATCGAGCCGGGAACCATCGAGTACTTGGCTGAAGGTGAAAGTTTCAACCCGGTCGAAAGCAACCGGCCTTCACCGACGTTTAACGGGTTCCTTGATTCGCTCATTCGCAACTGCGGCATGGCGACCAACCTGCCGTTCGGTTTCATCTACTCGTGGGCGGGACAAGGCACTGCCGTCCGCATGGAAGCGGCACAGGCGGCGCGTGAGTTTGAAATGACGCAGCTAACCTTGGAGGAGAAGCTGCTCAATCCTCTGGTGCGGCGCGTCATTGCTCGTGGGATGCAACTCGGGCACTTACCAACAGTGCCGGACTTTGATTCCGGCGAATGGCGCTATCCCGCTAAGGTTACGGCGGATGTGGGGCGTGAATCTAAGGCACTGATCGACGAGACCATGGCCGGGATTATCTCGAAAACGCAGATTGCGGCGGATCGAGGCGAGGACCGGACCATTATCCGCGACCTTTTGCGCGCGGAAGCCATGGAGCTGGTCGAGGACGCAAAGATGGTACAGGAGGCGTCTGGCGGCGTGCTGGATCTGCCGACAGCCATCTACATGCTCGAACGCCGGGCTCCGAATGCGCCGACGATTGCGGCACCAGCGGCTGCGCCGGCGGAGGATGACGACAGTCCTGACGAGGTGGAGGATACCGCCGAGGATGAGGTCGAGGACATCGCTGAGGGAGACACCGAAGAGGACTCATAAGATTGACATACGCTCCTGCACTATGCAGGTCGCTGACGAACTCAAAACATTCGCAGCCTTCGAGGGGAAGGTTGCAGGAAACACCATTCAGGGCATCTCTCTGATCCAAGAAGGGCCGGCGCTGGGGCACGGGGTGTTTGTGGATCGCAAGTCGCTTGGACAATTTAAGGCACTAGCTGCGAGTAAAGGGAAGCTCAAGGCAAAGATGAATCACTTTTCTGCTCTTGAGTCCACAGTCGGCTACTACGAGAATTTCCGCATCTCCAAAGGCAAACTGCTTGCGGATCTTTCGATCTTCGACAGCTTCTCTGGGCGTGATGCGCTGCTTGAGATGATCGAAAAAATCCCAAGCGAGTTTGGTGTTTCGCTCATGTTCAAAGCAATGGAGCCAGAGCTAAACACGGCTGATGGCAAGTTCTACACCCGCGCCAATGACATCTATTCGGCGGATTTTGTAGACACTCCAGCCGCTAACCGCGACGGTGTTTTCAGTGTTGCGATTGACAGCGAGGAACCTGTTATGGGTGAACCATCAAATCCGCCAGAAGATCCAAAGGCTCCCGAGGCTCCTTCCTTTGTTTCCGAATTTTCGGCACTGTCCGAAAAGATCGAACAATTGACCGCGCAGATGGCGGCCTACGAAGCCAAGCTCGCGACCGAGTGCGAGAAGATCGCCACCGACATCAAAGCCTTTGCTGAAAAGCCAGCGGCTGACGTTGAACTGCAAGCTCGTCTCGCTGCTGCTGCTCCTGCTCCCGCTGCCTTCTCTGCTCCGGTAAACGAGCAAGAAGTCGCCGCTCCTGTCATCTCTTTTGCTGCGGCAAAAGCTGCTGCCATTGGTGGCCTGACTGGTCTTAAGCGGATCGAAGCCGCTCGGGAATTCGCCAAGCAGTTTCCTTCTGAGGCTGCCTATCTTTCTGCTCAATCTTAACAATTTTTTCTTACTACCATGGCCCAAGCTAACCTGCTCGACATTGCCAAGCTCAACGGTTCTGACACCATTGTCGGGCTCATTGAGGAGACCCTGACCTACGCTCCCGAGGTTCAGATCATGCCCGCCCGCACTATTCGCGGCACCTCGTACAAGATCGCTTCTCGCGTCTCGTATCCCGGCGTCGGATTCCGTGCGGCGAACGAAGGCTCGACTCCAACCAAGTCCGAATTCGAGAATCAACTCATTGAGTGCTACATCCTCAGCGGTGCAGTGCAGGCCGACTTGGCCGTGGCTCGCGCTTACGAGGACGGAGAACAGGCTTGGAAAGACATCGAATCGATCGGCGTGATGCGTCAAGCCATGATCGAGCTGGGTTCCCAAGTCATCTACGGAACGACCGTCGATGCCAAGGGTTTCCCCGGTTTGCAGGCGATTCACACCGCTTTCGCTTCCGGACTCGAAGTTGATGCCGGCGGAACCACTGGCAACGCCACTGCTTCCTCGGTGTACGGCATCAATACCGACACCCAAGGCGTTCAGCTCGTTTTCGGTGCTGGCACGACCTTTGAACTGGGCGAGTGGCGCATCGAAAACGTGGGCACCTCCTCGGTGTACCCAGCGCACGTTGCCAACCTTACCGCGTGGGTCGGATTGCAGGTGGGCAGCAAGTACAGCATCGGTCGCCTTAAGGACGCGACTGCCGAAGCCAATGCCGGTGTCACCGACGCCAAACTGGCGGAACTCCTCAGCAAATACCCAGTCGGCTACCGTCCGAATTACTGGCTGATGAACCGCCGCAGCGCCTATCAGCTCCAAGTCAGCCGCTCGACCGCTTTCTCTGCTCTTGGCGCTAAGTCTGCGACCGGCGCTGAAGTCTTCGCTCCTCTCCCAATCGAGTCCAACGGCATCCCGATTGTTATCACGGATTCCATCACCAGCACCGAAGTGGCCGTCGCCTAAGTTCTAAGAATCTACTACCATGCCAAACGAATTCTCTCGAAACATTCAGGACGCTGACCTGACTAAGGCGCGCCTCCTGACCGCTGCTGACGGCAACGTCACTTCTCCTGATCTGGATCTCGGCACGAACTCTAAAGCGTTCTTGACCGAGAACCACGAACTTGAAGTGCGCATTCCAGCACTGACCAGCACCCAGCTCGCTTCCGGCGATGCCATTGCGGTGTTGGTTCAAGGCGGGGCTGCCGTCACTCCATCCACTAGCCTCGGCTTGTCGGCTACCTTGTCCGGCAGCGCCAGCGGCACGGTTGAAACCGCCTTCCGCTTCCGGTTGCCAGCCAACTGTCCGCGCTACGTGAATGTGAAGTTCACTAGCTCGGGCACCTCTGGCGACATGAGCGCGGTTAGCGCGGCAGTGAAGCTGCTCTTCTAGTTTTTGGTGCTGGGTGTTGTCTTCATCGTGGGCGGCTGACAGGTTTTCATACTTGTCAGCCGCTTTTTTTGTATGA